AAGTTATATCGTAGCATAAGCCTTCTAAGATATACGATAAGTCAACAGTAAATGTTTCTTCGTCAAATCCACTAGGAGGATCTTCATTAACAAACGCAACTGCTTCTGCTATGATAAAATCAAAGTTTTCAGTAATTAGTTCGCGGGCGTTTCTAAATCCAACTGGACGGTATGCGCTATCGGGATCATTAAACACTGGAGCAGATCGAGTGTCAATGCCGCCTTCTAATAGTTCAATAACACCTTGGAATAAGTCACTGATCTCTCCGATGATTACTGGATCATTGATTGGAGAAAAATTACTATCAATATATGATGTAACAAATGTTTGTAACTCGTTACTTTGATCAACATCGATAATTGCTAATCTTGCCGCTTGTAAACTTACTGCGCCAGCAGTGGTATCAGGATTTACAACAGACGGAGCATTTCCGCTGTCAGTAATAATGCTAATAACAATATCAAGGTTGTCACTAACTGAATTACTTACCGCATCACCGATAACTACACCGCTTAGTGTTTCGTTTCTATATTGTCTAACGCTTTGTTGATAAACAGTAACTGGAGAGTCATTTACTATAACTGCTAGCGACAATGATTTAACATAATCAAACGCTGCCAGAATTGGCTCTACTTCTGCTTCTTGAATGTTTAGCACCGCGCCTAGCCAATATCTTAATCCGGCATATACACTTTGACTGTTGCCGTCATACAACATGTCATAAATTACACTCCATAGAACATACTCTACGTCACGTCGGCAAGTACTTCTATTGTAACTTAAAGTAGGATACTCAGTAGTTAAGTATGAAATTACTTCAGCTTGAATAAACGGAATATTGTTTAACAACAACTGCTTTGCTGAGTTCTGCGCTACTGTTGTCGATGTTAAGTTAGGGATACTAATGCTTGGTAAACTATTTCCAAGGATAATACTTGTCATTAGTTCAATATTATTAGTTATTGAGGTAACTGCTTGAGTTACGTTAGTAACCGCGGAGATGCCTACAATGGCCGGTAACGCATCAGGATTACCAACGATTTGATCTTGTAAATTATTAAGAACATCTACAATTTGTGAAACACTTAAATCTGTTCCAGCACTATCAAATGCTAGTGCTGTTTGAATTGATTGATAATTTGATTGGAAAACTAGGTCATAGGATAAGGCAGCAAGCACACTATCGATGTAATCGTTTACACTTACTGTATTATAAGAATGGTTTAATACTGAATCTCGTACAAATTTAATACTGCTTACAGTCTGTACTAAATTGTTTGGAGCGATTGTTTGTAGTAATGTTGTAGCAGAACGATTAGAGTTAAATGTGCTGTTTACTACAAGGTCGTAACCGACAGAGTCTAAGATTGATCTAATATCACTTGACGTTGTTATCTTGTCGTATGTAAATGCGTTTACGTATTTGTTATTAATGTAGGCAATTGTTTCTGCTTGAATAAATGCTTTGTTAAGTTCAAGCAAGTCAAATGCGTCAGTGTAACCTGCGTCTGCGCTATTACCGCCAGTTAATGTTACGCTCTGGATTGTACTGAATACTTGGTCAGGCCCAATGGTATAACTGATACGTTGACGATACGGGCCAGGTTCTTGACTAGCTAGATTAATTAAGTTCTCAGCTTGTAAAGCGGCGGCACCTACTGATTTGTAAGCATAGTTCCAAAAACGTCCTTCCTTACCTACTGGAGTACGTTGTTGAAGATCGTCGCCGCTGTTTGCTGATACGTATAAGTTTACATTACTAGTGTATGTGCTGTTGTCAACATAAAATTTAGAAGCGGCCTGTAGATCGTCTGATCCGTTTGGCGTACCAAAGTCGGTCATAGGCGCAGGGTGGTTACTTAAAGAAAGCACACCTGTCATAGTATCGCCATCTCGGCTTACTACATATTGACGTTGTACTGCTTCAGTTGCTAGGTAATTTCCAGTTAACGTTGGATCGTAAAATGCGCTTAATGGATTTTGTGCGCTGTCACTATCGGCACTATCGTTGATCAACGGCTCGCTACGAACCTTTAGTGGTCCGCCTAGAATACCAGTAGATGACTTTAAAATATATCGGTCGTCAGCATATCCCTTTGGAATAACTAGATCGTCGATTGTAATACTAAAACCAGGTGAACCATAAATGTTGTTAAAACTATCAACAATAGTTTGGTTTGGTGCTTGTACGTTACCGATACCTAGGAAAGCATTTAACGGCGCACCAAGAGTTGGTTCGTATTCATTAATTAATTTTCCAGCTTTGGAAAAAATATCAATTTGGCCATCATTAGTAGTATCAAAACCGATTGTGTCGTCAGTACTTACTAAACTACGTGCTGTAAGTCTGTCACCTAAGTGACTTGACATGATAATCTGATCAGGATCGTAACTGTTTGGAGCGTCGTCAAGCGCATTGAACTTAATAGTGTCGCCACCTAAAATTCCATAAACTTGCGTAAAGTTCTCATTAACTTTACGGAACGATTCACGGATACTGTCGCCAGTTCCGTCATTACCTTGTACACCGATATCGATTGTTTGTTTTGACATTTATTAAACTCCGAAGCTAGAACCGCAACCACATTTTGAAGTTGCGTTTGGATTGTTGATTACAAAACTAGAACCCATTAGTTCTTCTTTGTAATCGATTGTTGCGCCTTGTAGATATTGCATACTCATGCCATCTACTAATAATTTGAACTCATCTATAGGAAATTCGAAGTCATCTTCGTTAATTTCTTCGTCTAAAGTAAATCCGTAGCTGAATCCGCTACAACCGCCGCCTTGTACAAATGTACGCAACGACATTTTAGGGTTTCCCTCGTCATACAGAATATCTTTAATTTTTTCTTTTGCTGACTCTGAAATTGTGATCACTTTGTGCCCTCTATATGATATTTAGCAAAACATTTTTGTAACCTTAATGTAAATACAATATGTACATTGGAACTGAATTTATTAATACCCCGCACTATCGTAAGAGCAAATACGGCACAATGCATACCTATATGCGTAAAAAGTCTGTATTAGTGTTCAGATGTGATTGTTGCCAAGATGTGTTTAAGCGTGATAAGGGCAACATGGACCCTAAGCGAGTAAGCGACAAATTCTATCACGTTTGTGGCAATTGCGATGCTAAGAAGTTTGCCCAGAGCAAGGGCGTTGAGGCTCGGAGAGTGTGGGATATGCCCGCTAGTAGTCTTAAGACCCTAGGCCAACTGTAGCACTAATGGCATTCCAGTTGATAATTTTCCATTGATTTTCTAGATATTTCTTTTTATCTGACTGATAATCTAACGCCCAAGCGTGTTCCCACCAGTCCACAAGTAGCACAATGTCCTGTCTAATTTCGTGATTAACGATCGTTTTGATCTTGCCATCGCGAGCTAAGTAGACCCAGCCGCTGCCTTGTATGCCCATAGCCGCTTTGATAAATGCGTCTTTAAAGCGATCAAACGTTTTGAAATGTTTGGTAATGAATTCTCCAATAGGGCCGTCTGGAGTATTTGCGCTAGTAGGTGTTTGATATTGTCCGAACAAAATTCTATGTAAAAACGCACCCGCTTCATTAAAGTCTGCATCGCCTTCACCGTCGTTGAATCGTGTAACGTATGCCTTGTATAACTTTGTATGGTAATTTAATGTATCTTCGCTCATAGCCGGTTCTAAGTCATCCTTTGCGTAAGGAAGTTTAAATAGTTCTAGCGTCTTAGGCGTTTTGCCTTCGTTTAGCGTTATATGCTTAATAAAGTTATACATAATGATATTTATGCTATAAATATATCACAGGAGATTAACCATGATCAAATTCATTAAAAGTTTTTTTAGCAAGAAAGAAGAAGTTGTAGCAGAAGTTCCATACAAGGTAGAAGTAGCACCTGTTGTGGAAGCTGTTGTAGAAGTAGCACCGGTTGTAGAAGTAGTAGCTGAAGTTGCTCCGGCAAAGAAGACAGCTGCCAAGAAGCCAGCTGCCAAGAAACAACAGTACGCTAAGAAACCAAAAGCTCCAAAAGCACCAAAATAAAAGGGCCTCCGCCCTTTTAAAACTTATCTAATTGCTGGATGTATTGAGCAATTTGCTTTTGTATATCAGCTTTATGTAGGTCACTGAGCTCGAGGTTTTCCTCGAGCTCTTCCCTTAGTGTTTCTATGCGAAATATTAATTGCTCTCTAGAGAGCTTTTGTACAGTTCCATGCTGGCGAGGTTTTTGCCCTTGCTTTCGCACATTATGTCGAACTGGTTTAGAAAAGTTATTGCCCATTCGTTTGTTTTTTGATTCCAATAAAAGTCGCTGTGTGCCCTCAGCTTTTGTTTCTTATAGCCATCTAGAAGTAGTTGGCTGTGAACAGGTGCGGTAAGTCCGTCATGGCCCACGAGATAATCTTCACGAGATACTGAATAATGCATAGTAGGGCGCACACCACGCCAACTATCCACGACACGCTTAACACGATCGTCTGTCGGAAGGATATACTCCCCTTCGCGAATCCAATGATGGTGAACATCGAGCACAATAGGAACGATATCGCTAATAGTAATACAGTCATTTAGTCCCCACGAGTTTTCTTCGTTTTCGATAGTAATACAGTTTCTTGCTTCTGTCGATAGTCGTTTGTACGCACGTCGGATACCTTCTGGACCTTCTCGACCCGAGATGTGGACGTTGATTTTAAAGTCCTGAAAGGATTTGCCGTAGCCCATCCAACGTGCCATATCCGCATGATATTCAAACTCCTCTATTGACCTTTCGACAATGCCAGGGTTAGAACTTGCCAACACTGTAAACTGCCCAGGATGCATACTAAGCCGAACACCACTTGCCCTAGCAATATCACCCACTGTTTTAAAGTTGGTTTCGCAGTACGCAATAACATCGGGGTTACGCCAATAATTAGCATAGTCACGCTGAGTATAAACAGGGAGGATGTCAGAACTAATCCTAACCATACGAAGAGCTGGATCGAGACCGCTAACACGTTCTACCAACTTTCGAGTTGATTCGATATTGCCTACCATTAGGTCCCATAACTTTTGCTCCGCTACATCTCTTGTTTGTCTATTTAACCAGGCAACCGTAGTCGATCCGGTGTTATATTGTTTAGCATCGTCTTTCTTATCAATGCCGTTTACTTGATCAGGACGATCAATCCATTTACATGCGAAGCCTATTTTACCCATTACCAATGCCTTATGACGCCTGCGATTATAAAAATGTTTGTAAGTATGTATGTTAACACAATTACAGTACGAACGCAAGCAATTTGGTCCGCTTCTGCGTCCGAACTGCCTGCCTTCTCACCTAGGGCTTTCGCCCAAATGTGCCAGAGTTTATTCAAATAAGTCTTCATTCCATTCACGATGGCCTTCACGGAAAGCCATATTACTTTGTGTTTCACGAACTTCTACACGATAGCACCACAGACGTTTGCTTTCGCCTTCACCCCAATAGTCCGGAATGTAAACGCCATTTACGTATTTGTAAAGCTGATCTGCTAGGCTTTCGCATCCTAACTTAGGAAGAATGGTTAGCTTAGCCATACCACGCTTTTCCATTTCTTTGTATAGGTCTAATTCTGGATCATCTTCTGCTACTAACAATGTGTGATCGAATTGGCTTTCCAAAACTTGTTTAAGTTCTTTTAAACCACCGTAGTCGGCCGCCCAATTGCGAGCATCTAGATCGTTAGTACCAAAGTAAAACTTCATACTAAACGAATATCCGTGAATTGTGTTACAGTGACTATCTGACTTCCATTGGCGGTAAGCGCATGGAAATGCGTCGTGATACTCTTTGGTGCTTGTGTATTTGTATGCTACTGGTTGTAATGTTGCCATTGTTGTTTTCCTTTATGAACAATGGCGGCAGAGTTTATATTGCGGGATGACGCCTAGGCCGCATATAGTAATTATACAGTATTAGTATGTAAAGTCAATGTTATTGGCGTACAATAGCACCAAAAGGTAACCATGTGCCTGGCTCGCCAGTTGCTACACATACCCAACCAATATAACTAAATTCTGTAGGATTTGAATTCCAAATGATATCACCTTTAGTAGCCGCGCCGGTAACTGGCGGTTGTGTGCCAGTCGAGAACTTCTTATCGGCAAAACTAATGTTGCCCTTGACAGCTAGGTCAACAGTTGTATCGGGAGTGTTAATGCCAACGCTTAATTGCCCAAACACTTTAACTGCTCTACGGGTATTGTCTTTGTTGCCAAGTTCGATTGTAGTGTTATCAACGTAGATACCTTGCTCACCTTGAACACTAATTAGAGCATACTTGTCAACTGCCATGGTCTCAAACGCAATAGTCTTAGCAGTTAAGCTATCTACTTCAATGCCGTTATTAAACTTTGCTAGACCGTTGACCGTTAAACTTTGTAATGCGCCAACGCTAGTAAGTTGGGAACTAACTACTGTTGGCCCTAACCCAAATGCTGATAGCACTGGCAAGTTGTTGATATGGTATTGTTTTCCGTTTGCTAGGTCGATCGATTCGCTTGATACTAATCGATCTGGATTTGCCTGCATTACTAATTGTTTTACGCTACCTGCGCCGAACCAAACTAGCCCCTTGCCGTAGATATTGTCGTTACCAGCTGGTTTGAATTCTAAGGATTGTGAACGCTCGACTCTTGTGTCGGTAATGATATTTTCAGCGTGAATGGTTCCAAATACTCGTAACACTCCAGTTTTATACTGTTCGTTGCCAATATGGATCTCTCCATTTTTCTTTAATGTTATTCGCGGAGTGTTGTCAGTTACAATGGATAATTCAGTGTTAGTATGTGTTCCAATAACTGCTTTACCTAGAGCAGGCGAGTCGATTACGATTTCAACATCATTTTCAACAATGCTAAACACACCTTTAGGATTTTCTGTGTTAATGCCAACGCGGTTTACGCTACTGTTGACAAACATAACTTCGCCTAGCGAAACATCTCCGCTTACTGCTAAATTCTTTAGAGTGCCTAGTTCAGTTAAACTACTCTTCTTAACCTGTGATCCTAGTTGATTTAAACTAATGACTGGAGTATTGTCAATTTTATAAGACTTGCCAGTATCAAGATCAAAGTCGCCGTTTGACCAAATGCGCCCACCATCTCTGTACATTAATCGTACAGTGCCACCGCCCCAAGTCCAACCTAGACCTTTTCCGTTAAGTTGATCTTCAGTAGATACTGTCCACTGTCCAACTCCTTCAATAGTTCCAGATTCAGTTATTAGATTTTTTACTCTAACTGTACCGGCTGTTATTGTTCCGGCTACTGCGAGATCTGTCCCTACATCAACAGAATCACTTACGTTTAACGTACCCGTGTGCGAAACCGCACCCGAAGTTGATTCTAAAACTAGGGTTTTTATAACAATTTTGTCGTCTTGAATAATTAGCAGTTGGGTCATGGATAATACTCTCTATCGAGTATTTATCCATGTTTTGCTAACTGTTATGCTACTCGAAGTAGGATTGTATCTTCGTTTAGACGACCATTCATCATAGTGTCTGTAGCGTTGATTTCTTCCAGGAACTTGCGTAGCTGTACCTTACTAGCGGCTTTGAACTCTTTAAGTTTTTCCTCAGGCTTACGAATAGTCTTTTGGATACTCTTATGCTCATCAAAGCCTGTAATTGTAGTGCCTTTAACACCAAGTTCTTTGAACTCGCCAGCAACATACTTGCCCAACTTACGTGTCTTAGTGTTAAAGATCCATAGTTCTTTAGCACCCAAGATGTCAGTTGGATTAATCGATACTAACTTCAACGGCTCGTTAGTCTTCATAAACTTCAACTTAGCAACCAGCTTTTCAGCAGGTACTGACTTCTTAGCACGTGGCGCACGATTCACTTTTGCTTCTTGTGCCAACATATCACATGCCATCATAATCTCTTGATAGAACGCAATCAAGTTCTTAATCTGCTTCTTGCTACGATGGCTGTAGCCTTCTTTTAATTGCTCGTCAGCTTTACCGCTAGCAAGCTCTAACAGCTCGTTCAGATCACGTTCGTAAAAGCCTTTAATCAAACGTGCGTGTGCTGCCTTAACTTCTTTGCCTTTAAGCAAGTTAAGCATCTTGAATGCTTTTGGATCAAAGTTTTCTGGGTCAGTTTGAAAGCTATCAATAGCATCTTCAATTTCGTCAGTCATTCGATATGCGGCTTCTTTAACACGTTCTTGGATAGTTGGCTGAATAACTGTAGGCTTAGTGTCAACTACTTCGTCATCATCACGGTCATCTTTGCCTTCGTCAACTACTTTAACAACAGCTGCACGCAACCAAGCGGCAGTGCTACGACCGTCATTAAAGTCAGCACGTATATCTGGCATGCCACGAAGCAGACAAGACGCAATCGCACCCATAGTAGTTGAGCAACGATTATCTTTAGTCTTCTTAAAAGCGGCAATGTCTTCTTTTGTACAGCCAATTTCTGCCATCCACTTAAGAACAGCAGGCTTCAAATCTTTTGAACTACATTCCAAACGGTAGTAATCCATAGCACGATGCCAGTGCTTTAGAAAAGCCTGAGCAGACAGTTGATCAGTATTTTCCCAAACTGGGCTGTGATCCTTCTTCGCATTTTGGCGAATAGTAACACTAGTGATACGCTTAGATTCTTTTTTGGGTGCTTTGTTCTTAATTTTGATGCCTGCGACTGTAGCCATTTTTCACTCCGTTGTGTTAAACAATATGTATATTATAGCACCAATTGACTTCGAAGTCAACTGATGATTTAATTCTTTTAGTAAATTGAGCTAGGATTATCGAGTAGTATTGGCATTTGCTTCAACCATCCAGCTAATTTCCTCTTCCGAATATGGCATTATTTGCTTATTTTTACCGTGCAATAAGTCCACAGTTATGTTTGATGTTATCTCTTTACAGTCGTTGTACAAGATTTTGGTTAAATCTAACCTGCCCGGTTGTAACATAATTCGGACTCCCATCCAATTCAAACTAGCATTATGATTACTTTGTTTACTATCAGCTGCACTTTTTATATTGGAAAGAAACTTTTTATAAATTTCTGGACGTTCTAAGTAGCTTAAATGGGCACTAAATCCAATGTCGCTAACTTGCATTAATTTTGAATAATAATCGGATGTATGGCTCCCATTCGTAGTAGTGTGAATAATATGGCCTAAGTCATCGTGGAGATATGTTACAAACTCTAAGAAGTCTGGATTAAATGTTGGCTCGCCTCCTGTGAAGACAAATTTCATTTTTTGATTGGCGCCCCAAAATTTACTTAAATTTGCCAAGCCATGTTTTAATGAGCCTAGTGTTTTATGACCTTCGTAGTTGTTATGACTATCTGGAAAACAATACCAGCAGTCATAGTTACATCTACGTCCAAGTTCCCAAATAACTAACTTGTAATCTTTAAATACTCCAGAAAATGTAATAGTCGGATCTTTAACTAAGTCAACAACTGTTAATCCGTCGACATCTAAGTTTTTAACTTTCCTTGGGGTAACAACACTAATGTCGTCATAGCTTTTTACTTTTGGACTTTGCATGTCGGTACCGCAGGCGCATACGTCTCGATCACACTTAACCCACGTATACAACTCTTCTAGCCCTTCAATGCCGTCATTGTAAATACTGCCCAGCGCATCACCAACTTGGCAAGTTCCTCTATAAACAATACCGTCGTGATGTATGTACAGTGATCTCATCCCAGCTGAACACCACCAATTGCGCCATCGGTTAAGATTTAGCGAATGTAATTCGTCTGTGGTGTGAGCAGAGATTTCTTCTTTATTCATAAAGAGTATTTTTTGTTCGTCGTAACTCATACTATTTTAATTCCTTTAATTTTTTTAAAAGTTGAAAATACATCAAGATTCCATCGCTTTTTAGTTTCACCGTTAGTCACTTTCCAATTATTAAAATTTGAATCAAATTTTAAAAAATAATCATCAATTATAACTTCTCCGAGTATGAATTTTCCCATCACCATAGATGACAAATTATCAATGGGTACTTTTAACTGTAGCTCGGGCGGCAAAGATCGATACCATTTTTCAAACCCAATCGATCTTGCCATCGGGCTTAATTTTTCGTTAAATGAAAACCATGTCTCGGCTGCAAATCGCTTTTGTGGCCTTACTGTCCCGCGCACAACAACGTCTGTGTCGTTGTCGCCAGCAACGGATGCCCAATCTTTACCTAAGGTATTATAACCTAAATATATCTGTCCCCAATCATACTGGTTAGTAACATTCAACAGATCTAGCGAGGTTATATCAGCAAATAGCGTTTGTGGATAATAGTCTACAATAGCAGACATCGACGGAAACTCTTGTGTAATATTGCGTAACACTTGCTCATACTGATGAATCAATTCGTTCAGCCTTAAAAAATTAGATACTAGAGTTTCTGAATCAGAAACGCTTCCGCCCCACTGTTCAAACATACTGTGTAATAAATTTAATTTGCTGTAATCCATTTCTAACATATTAAATATAGGTAACGGTGTATCGTACTCAACATTTATTTTTTGTATTACTTCTATCAGTTCTTTATATACTTCGTCAATATCATTGCCAGATTTATTATATAATGATGTATGTATATATTTGTCACGATATAGCTGATTTTCTCTAAGAATTCTCAGCCATCTTTTAGCTAGTGTTGAGCCGTAAACTTTATAACTTAACGTATGCTCTACTTCAACGTTGTCTAAAAAGGTTACCTTGACTGTTCTCATACATTATAAATTCCGGGAAACATATCTCGAATTATTTTTAATTCAGGTATAACGTCAAAAATGCTTTCTTTACGTAACTTATCTAACTGTGAGGATACTAGAAGGAACTTCCTTGACGCAATAATATCAAAGGGCTTTTTCAGTTCATGCATGATCTGTGTGAAGATAGAACTAATGTCAGTGTTGTACATTGAATTATGTTCTTCAATAAACTTTTCTAATATCTCAATAGTTTCAATTCTATACGTTTCTGGCAATATACTTACGTGATAATGCTTGGGATGATCTAGTAAGTTAATAAAGAAATTATTGTAATTAACATACTGGGGTATGACAGGATGCCGTTTAATAACGTTTAATTGAATTAGGTGTTTAATGATTTCAGGCAACCTACGAACATTCCATGCGCCAATAGTCATACCTGGACGCAGAATAATGTTATCGTACTTGGCTAATTCTTTTAGATTTTCTTCAATCTTAGGCCAGACAGTTCCAGAACGAATTAATTCAGCACGGTCACCGATCTCGTCGATGCTGGGCCAGACTTCAAGTTTGCCTAATTGCCATTGGCTCCAGTAATCGATAATATTCTTTTTGCCGTAAGACAGAACTGAAGCATTAGTGTTATAACTTAGCTTAACATCGAATCGTTTATTTTCGACTAGCTTATCTAAAATATGCCAATGTTCGTCCATGAGCAACGGCTCGCCTCCCGCAAAATAGATGCGCTTGACATTTTTCATTTGATCTTCTAAAAAATCAAAATTAGTTTTTTCGTCAACTGCTTCGATGTTCCAAACTTTTTCTTGATCAGTGAGTCCTAATTTTTTAGCATCAGGCACCCATGAAGAACTGTAGCGTGGGCCGCAACTACGGCATTTAAAGTTGCATAGGTTACTAAACCTAAAGTCCCAATACTTTAAATTCATCTCAGTACAAGTACCATCCTCTAACGTGATATTAGGAATTTTTTCTAATACATCTGGAAAGTCTCTATTTTGATAATGACGACCGCTTACACCTGTAACGTCTTCTTTGTTAAAACATGTATCACAAATCTTTGGGCGTTCCCCGTTGATCATTTCTTTGCGCAACTTCTTCATGTTGTCGCTGTTCCAAATTTCTTCAATACTTTGCGTAGTTAAGTCGCCGGCAAAGTAATTATGATGGCTGGTTAAGCAACAAGGCACTACCTTCCCATTTGGTTCAAAATTCAAGTGCATCCATGGTACTGCGCACAGTGTCTTTTCACTTACTATAGGTATAATTTTGTTCATATATTGTTTTCTTATTTGTATAGTAGTTATCTCATGTCCAGCGAAGGACGAACCAGTTTAGGTCAGCTTGCGTTTTTAATTCAAATACATGATAAGCTGTGCGAGCATGGTAGCCTAATGTATCTATACACCACTGATTTATCTCTATATAAACTTCTTCAGGATACGGCTCCCTAAACTCCCAATCGGGTGTCATAGGTTCCCACACTTCAGCAACGAATCGATTATGATCTGTTATTATATCTATATCCATTATTGTTTTAAATTTATAATTGATTCTATTTTTTCAAGAGGTATTTCATTCTTAGTATGATAAATGGTGCCATCTTGAAGAATTATGTAAGCGGCATCTAAATTTCGAGCCCAGTCAGTCCACCAATTAGGATCTAGCAGTCTTCTTGTAGAAAGTTCTTTTCCTTTATTTTTATAATAATCGTAGTCGTTATTCATTTTAAAAATAAAATCTTTTGCTGGCTGTTTATACGTAATGTTGCCGCCAGTGAACTTCTCTTTATGATTTGCCATAGACCACCGCTGAAACTCTTGATTTTGATAAAATGAGCTACGCTTAGTAATATCAAACTTATTATTTGTAATTAACGGTAAGTTCTTGTTTACAATAATGGAAGTAGTGTTAAATTGATCATAATTCATTTTTGAAGTAAAATGTAACCACCATAACAAATCAAACGCTGTTTTTATTTCGAACGGCGCAACTGATATATGTTCTTCAATTTGTTGAATGAAGTTTGTAGTTTCAGTTGTTCCCCAAGTATAGTCTATGCTTACATTTTTAAGACGAAACGGATCGTCCCAGTGTAAGAATATATTCTGCCACGGTTGGTCTTTTTTGTCAACACCGTCGGCATAGCTATAAACTAATCGAGTTGCTCCAAAGAGCAAATCGCCCACATCGCCAGTAATTAACACTCCGTCTGGTTGTAAATATTTTAAACTAAAAAAGTCATCATTACTAATTACTGTAATGACATTTTTATGCTTATTATAAAATGCCGGATATTCTTCTATACTAGTTTCGGTACACAAGATTTCTAGAGTTTTATTTGCGGGCTGTGTCTCTAGTAGAGATATAGCAACCGCAGTACTATCAATTCCACCTGACCATGCTACTAATATTTTATCGTGATCTCGCCAATATTGTTCTGCGGTTTCTAAACATACTTGCCCAAAATCTTTATCAAAGTTAGGATCGTATACTGGAATAGGTTGATAATCGCATTTAAGATTGTTATATCGACCAGTCCTATCAACAGCACTCCAGCAGACTAACAGCCTGCCGATCCAGAACATAGGATTAGTATTAGGGTCGCTTGGTAAGAATTTTCGAACGGCAGGTATGCGACCGTGAAGTATTCGCTTAAGATGTGCCCAAACTCTCGGATGAAAGTAGACTACATTGTTTAAGTCCATAGCCCGTGTCGAACCTTAATAAGACGAATCATCATAGCTTCATCTTCTTTTTCGTAATCTGCTTCAATCTTTTGAAGT